ACTTTATTTGGATCTTGACTTTAAGACTGATGTTAAAGAGAATGATTATCTAGTCATCGAATGTTATCGTGCAATAGATCCAACCACTACCTCTGCTGTATACAATGATCTTTGGATGAAGAGATATGTTACCGCATTAGTTAAGAGACAGTGGGGATCTAATTTAATAAAATTCCAAGGAGCACAATTACCTGGTGGTATTACCATGAATGGTGAGTTCATATACAATGAAGGTAAAGAAGCAGTCCAGAAACTTGAAGATGAAATGATCCGTAGTTATGAGACACCGCCCCTTGACATGATAGGATAATGCCAAGAACCACCTATTTTACACATGGTACTAGGAACGAACAGTTTCTATTACAGAATCTAGTAGAGGAACATCTCAAAATGTTTGGGATGGATATACTCTATTGTCCTAGAGAGATCATGCATACTGATGGTGTTTTCAATGAGGAAGTAATTGGTGAGTTTAATGATGCATATATTATAGAGGCATACCTAGAAAACCCAGAAGGGTTCCAAGGATCTGGTGATCTACTTACAAAGTTTGGTGTAGCTCAGTCAGACGAGATAACTATGGTTATCTCTGCACAAAGATTTTCAGATCTTATATCTCAATTCCTTTTATTAGATAAAGATTATCTAGCACCTGAGAGACCACAAGAAGGTGACTTAATATATTTCCCATTAACAAGTAATTACTTTGAGATAAAATTCGTAGAACATGAAGAACCATTCTACCAGTTAGGTAAGGGTTATGTATACAAACTCAAAGCAGAACTATTCGAGTACAGCGACGAGCAAGGAGATGTCTTTGACAGCGATGAGGATCTTGTCGATTACGGTTATACTGTCAAGCATTACTACTTGCCTATCAATGGTGTCACTGCTACTGGTAATGCTACGGTAGCAAGTGGAGCAATAGATCAAATCTACATTAGTAATAATGGAACTAAGTATAATGAAGCACCCACAGTTACTATCGCTGGAGATGGAAACGATGCTACGGCTACAGCATATCTTGCTAACGTAACACTGAGTGGTGGATCTCCAGTAACACAGGCTACCATTAGAGCTACTGTCAAAGAAGGACAGATACGATCTGTTCAGATTGTTGATGGTGGATCTGGATATGATGAGGATAGAGTTTCACTAGTTGTTAGTGATCCTGATGGTAATGCTGTAAAGGCAACCTTAACACCAACTTTTACCAACGGTACATTGACTGCAATCAATATCGTAAACGGTGGATCTGGTTATAGGAGTGTACGACTTGTGGACATAACGAACGGTGGAACGGGCTATACATCTGCCACTGCAACCTTCGGTGCTGCTCCTGCGGGTATCACAGGATCATTCACAGTTCCCGAAACTGTTACTGGTGGTACTACTGGTGCAACTGCCAACATGGTTGAGTGGGATGCACAGGAAGGTTGGGTTAAACTGAAGTCACCAACTGGAACATTTACAGTAGGTGAAGTTCTTATGGGTAGCGAATCAGGTGCAACTATTGTCCTAGATAGTAGAGATGAGCAGGCTACTGCTGATCCTAAATATAGTGAGAGTGTCACATTCGAGACACAAGCTGACGATATTTTAGACTTCAGTGAAGGAAACCCATTTGGAATAGCAGGTAACTTGTAATGTTAGGTGCATACACATACAATAAAATTATTAGAAAGTGCGTCATTGGATTTGGTACACTATTCAATAATATAGAAGTCCGTAAGGAAAACAAGGATGGTTCTGTTTATAGCAGAATGAAAGTACCTCTTGCTTATGGTCCTCGACAGAAATTTTTAGCAAGATTAGAACAACAGGCAGATCTCAATCAAAAGGTTGCTATCACTGTTCCACGTTTGTCATTTGAAATGACAGGTATCTCATATGATTCTAGTAGGAAACTAAGTCCTATTACGATGACTTTGAAATCAGATACTAATGATTCAGTTAAGAAACAGATGACACCTGTTCCTTATAATATAGATTTTGAATTAAATGTTATCTCTAAGACTAACGATGAGACTTTAGAAATCTTAGAACAAATCGTACCAGTCTTTCAACCATCATATCAGATGACCATTAAGTTGGTTGATGCTATGTCGGAATATAGAGATATACCAATCATACTAAACAGTATTTCTTATAGTGATGATTACGAAGGAACTTTCGATGATAGAAAGATTACCTTAGTCACTATGCAGTTTACATGTAAGACTTATATCTTCGGACCTGTAGGAACTCAGGGACCAATCAAGAAGGCAAAGGCAGACATATATACAGACATGAAAAATGTTGCAACTACAAGACAGGTTGCTTATCAGGTCGAACCCAAGGCACTTACCGACAAGAACAAAGATGGTACTACGGAACTTGCAGGTGCTATTACCACAAGGAACCTATCCATCGAGGTCTTAGACTACACCAACATTCCTACTCAATCATATATTGAGATTGGTAATGAAGTAATGTATGTCAAGAGTAAGACTTCTCCAAACAAACTATCTGTTAGGAGAGCTCAGAATGGCACCACTGCAGCTGCAGCAACTGCAGGTACACCAATAGATATAATTGATGCTGCTGATGATGCACTACTAACTAGTGGTGATGACTTTGGATTCTCGGAGACTACTTCTTATTATGAGTAATGAATTAGACAAAGCATTTGATATTGTTGAAACAGTATCAGAGGTAAGTACTACACCTGAGAATGGTTGTGGTACTAGGAAAGATCAACTTAAAAAAGTTGATGGAAAAGATGAGGTACAAGATGACTATGAGTATGCCAGAGGAAACCTTTACCTATTGGTGGATAAGGGACAAGAAGCTGTCAACGGTGCTCTTGATTTGGCTATGTCTTCTGATCACCCTAGAGCATATGAAGTTGCTGGACAACTCATCAAACATGTCGGAGATGTAGCCGACAAGTTAATGGCACTACAGAAGGACAAAAAAAATGTCAAAGAAGAGAGTGCTAAGAAGGTAGTTACTAACAACTCTTTGTTTGTTGGTAGTACCGCAGATCTCCAGAAGATGTTAAAAAACGCATCTAAACAAACAGATAAATAGTCACATGGCTTATCAAAGAAACGACGAAAACTGTGATCCTGTAAGTCCACAACCAGGCAGTACAACTGTCAACTGGTTCAGTGGCAATGAAGGATGGTCTACTAAGACCTTCAAGAATTGGAACGCAGACTATCAAGCTCGTAATACTGACAATACTACGAGAACACCTGGTACATATCAGGCAAGGAATACTAATAACACTACTAGAACTCCTGCTGCGTATCAGCGTCATGATAAAGATTGCAACGCTGTATCTGCATAATGACAACAAGAATCCCTACAATGTATGGAAGGTACTATGTTCTCACTCTCGTATGGAGAGGTAGGGAATATGATATCACTGTGTTTAGATCTAAGTTACAAAAACTTCAGAGACCCCAAGCACAGAGGATAGCGAATAGTGTTTATCCTGGTAGTAGGGTTATTAAATATCATGAATCTGATCCGACTGAAGGACCAGTTGTACTAACAACTGAAGCATTGAAGAAGTCTAAAAAGAAAAAGAATCAGGTTAATGATGAAGACAAGCACGATGCAGGTAACTTGCCACCTGCAGTCGATAATGCACTTGGGGAAGAAGCACCTCCAGGAAGAGAAAAGCAAGTCAAATCTTTAAAAAAGAAAGTTGGTAAAGACAAAGCGTACGCATTTGCGTGGGCACAACATAACAAAAAAGGAAAAAAGTGATGTCAAGAGTAACCGATCTACGTTCTGAACTCAAGGTTCTAGAGGCTTTCAATGACTTTGGCCGAGCCAAAGTGTTGAAATCTATGCTAGAATATGAGCTACAGAAGGAGGAGTTCAGCCATGACCACAATTCCAGAAGATCGTCTTGACCCAGATTGGATTGATTACGAAGGTGTAATCGGTTTCGATCATATTGAAAAGAAACATTCATTACAGTTGCATCGTCATCTTCATTTGTTTGATACATATGAAGAGGCTGAGCAATACCTACTGACACATGCCAACTAACAATTCAGATTATTACTTAGGTAATCCTAACCTAAAGAAGGTTGGGACTGATATAAATTTTACTAAAGAACAAATAGCAGAATACCTCAAGTGTAAAGAGGATCCTGTTTATTTTGCTATGAACTACATCAAGATTATATCTCTTGATGAAGGTATTGTGCCATTTAAAATGTGGGACTTCCAACAGGAATTGATTGAGAGTTTCCATGAACATAGATTCAATATAGCAAAACTACCTCGTCAGACTGGTAAGTCCACTACATGTGTATCTTACCTACTTCACTATGTCTTATTCAATGACAATGTGAACGTTGGTATTCTTGCCAACAAGTTATCTACTGCTAGAGATTTGCTAGGTAGATTACAACTTGCTTATGAACAACTGCCAATGTGGATGCAGCAGGGAATCATAACATATAACAAAGGTTCAATGGAGTTGGAGAATGGATCAAAGATATTGGCTGCTTCTACGTCTGCAAGTGCTGTCCGAGGCATGTCGTTCAATATCATCTTCCTCGACGAGTTCGCTTTCATTCCGAACCATATTGCAGAGCAATTCTTTTCCTCTGTTTATCCTACTATTACTTCTGGTACAAAAACGAAAGTAATTATCATATCCACTCCCAATGGTATGAATCATTTCTACAAGTTGTGGATTGATGCACAGAAAGGTAGGAATGGATATGCATGGTCTGAGGTCCACTGGTCAAAGGTACCAGGTAGAGATGCTCAATGGAAAGAAACAACTATAGCAAACACCTCACTCAGACAGTTCACTCAAGAGTTTGACTGTGAGTTCCTAGGATCTGTTGACACATTAATTGCAGCATCTAAGTTGAGAGCATTGACTTATGATGATATAATGACTAGTAATGCTGGTCTAGATGTTTATGAAAACCCTGTTGATAATAATGATTACATTATGTGCGTTGATGTATCTCGTGGACTTTCTCAGGACTACAGTGCGTTCATTGTCATTAATATTTCTAAAGCTCCGTGGAGACTGGTAGCAAAGTATAGGAGTAATGAGATTAGACCTATGCTATTACCCAACGTTATGTACAACGTTGCGAACAATTATAATAAGGCACACGTATTAATAGAAGTAAATGATATAGGAGAAGCAGTTGCTGGAAGTTTATTCTATGACCTTGAGTATGAAAATGTTCTCATGTGTGCAATGCGTGGTCGTGCAGGTCAGGTGGTAGGACAAGGGTTCTCAGGTAACAAGACACAGATGGGTGTCAAGATGAGTAAGACAGTTAAAGCACAAGGGT